TTCATTTCCTGCGCCATACAAGAAGGCGTATGTAACCGTCTTAACTTGTCGACGTGTGATACCTATTTTGTCAGCGTTAACTTGATGTATGTCATCATTGAGTAATATGTCGGCATATCGACCTCCGTCATATCGTCCTAAGTAATGAGCTAACATACGTAACTCTATTCCAGATAGGTCAGCACCTACCATTACCATTCCCGGACTGGCTGTAAATAGTTCTCTGAATTCTTGTGAAGCTGGAACTTGTGCTAAATTCGGTTTACGATGAGCACATCTAAATGTGTTCGTACTAACCGAACAGTGGTGATGGATACGTCCTTCACCAGTAACAAGCTTGTTCCAAGCGTTCACGCCTTCGGATATCATTCCAAGCTTCTTCTTTATCGTCAAACATTTCGCACATGCTACGGAGAAGGGAATATTTATCTCCATCAATGTAATCTCGTCGATAATTGGTTTCCCTGTCGTAGTTGTCTGACTCAGTTTGACATTCAAACGATTCGTAAGAATCCATGCTATGTGATCTCGTGAGGTTGGGTTAAATTCTTTTAGTCTTTGGAACTCTGCTCCGGCTCTGTATCCTTGTGTAGAGTTATCTCGTTTAGGAGTGAACAACGCTCCTCCAACGAAAGTCCATTCTTCCCGAAGTACTTGAGTAAGTTCTTCCATCTCTCTTCTGAGATGTGACTCAAGTTGCTGAGCTTTCTGTTCATTAAATGTCCATCCATGTATTTCTTGTTGTGTGAGTATGAATGCGACTTGGTGTTCTAACCTTGCCGCGTCATTAAAGGGCGGAAGTGTTCGCATAATTTGGTGGTAACGTTTACATCTTGTACGCAGTAGTCCTGCATTTCTTGTGACCATTGTTTCCAGTCACTTGTTTTTCCAAACTCTCCTTTGTATTCGCCGAGTCTGTAGCCGTAAGCTTCTAAGGAATGTCTACCATATAATTGCATGGGCATCCTTGGTACATTTCTTCTCTTATCTATCTCCATCAAGTTTGGATGGTATAAGCGAGATAAGACAAGAGTATCAAGAACATCCCCGTCATACTTAAACCAAGGATAAACTTTCCGAAGAACAGGTAAATCATAGCCAATAATATTGTGACCAGCAATGACATCAGCAGTGGTGAGCCAATGTAAAGCTTCCGTGATCGGTGAGCACTTACCACCTCGATCATTAAATACGAAGGTTTCTTCCTTTTGGGAGTCGTAGATGGCAATGCAATGTATCTCATGTACGTCATGTAATAATCCGTTAGTTTCGCAGTCAAACACGAGCATTTGGCTTTCCTGCATAAGTCTTGTCCTTAAACTTTGCTTTCTTTTTGGCTTGTTTTGAGGGTGGGTTTGGTTTCTTCAGCTCAGAAGTCTGTGCTGGGATTGAAAATTGTGTTCTCAGTTTCATCGTACTTACATGTTTCTTTGTTGTATTTAAGATGACATGCAACACCGACCTCTCCTGAATAACGATTCTTTAACAGTCGTAAAATAGTTACGTCTTCAGCTTCAGTTTGTTGGTTTCTTTCCAGTCCCCATACTTCATCTGCAAGCTGTGAAATTGCTGCGGATCCTCTTAGTTGTCCAAGAGTTACACGAGCTCCTTCTTCATGGTTCTTATCTGTCTGTGTTCTACGTAAGTGAGATACCAAGAAGAGTTTTATTCCTGTTCGTTCAACTAAACTGCGTAGCTTAGTCATGGTGGTGTCTATCATCTTTCGCTCATCTCCATCTAATCCAGAAATTAATATGGACAAGTGGTCGAGGAAGATTGTTTTGGTTTCAAGCGCGAGTGCCATATATTCAATCCTACTATAAATAGTATCAGGATCAGCACTTCCGAAGTGGTCATAAAGGAAGAGATTCCAGCCCTTGAGGGTATAGTCATATGCTTCTTGTAATGTTTCCTTGGTATGTTCTCCAAGATGTAATGCTTTACCAGTAGCTACAGACATAAGTCCTAAAGCTGTTCTTCTGTTTGATTCCTCCAGAGCTATGTATCCTACACGCTCGTCTTGATCTAATAAGTGAGTAGCCAGTTGTCTTGTAAGGGTTGATTTTCCCTGACCTGTGCCTGCACTTATTACTGTTAGCTCTCCGTATCTGATTCCGTGAGTCATCTGTTGCAATCCTGCAAATGGATACTCAAAGTCACATGGTGGACTTGGGTTTGTAACTAACTCTAGTAGTGATTTACCATCTACTATTCCATCCGGCTGATACGGCGAAGCATTCCAGATAGCTTTCCTAATCGCTTCTGCATCGTTATTCTGCAATGCGTCAGAAGCATCTTTGTACGGGTCTGGTAGATGAGCAATCTTAACTTTCCCAGACGGTAAGAGCGCAGCCACTGATTCCGTCGCCAGTTTACCGGCTTCATCTTTATCGAAGAAAAGGATAATTTCTTGATAACCTTGAAAAAGCTGTAGTTGCTTTTGTATATCCTTCTTTGCCGACGCAGCTCCGTGAGGTAACGAGATATGCGCCCAGTTGGGGTAAGCCTCCCAGCCCGATAGTGCATCAAGTTCTCCTTCGTAGACCATGATACGTTTGCCAGTAGAAGGAATAAGAGACTGACCAAAAAGAGTATCAGTAGTATTACCTTCATACTTAAAGTCCTTTAACTTGTTCTTGGTTTTGAATCCTTGAAGTGTTCTGTCGCTGCTGTAATAAGGGAACCGTAAAAGTTCTCCGTCTCTGTACACTCTGTAGTGTTGACAGGTTTCTTCACTGATTTTTCGTTTTTGCAGCCTTTGGGCTGATCCTGTAAATTGAACATTGGTGGGCATGTTATGTGTGTGATTGTCTGCTCTTGTTAAGTTTTGACAACTAAAACAAAATGTATTTCCATCATCATACACAGCTTTCGCATCAGATGAGCCACATACTTCACATGGCTCATGTCTTAAAAATTCTGCGGTCATGGTTTCTTCAACCAATCGACTGGTATGCAGTGTGCAGCGCACCAGAGTATTCCGTATCGCTCACACCATTTCGCATATGTTGTTTTGCTCTTTTTAGAGATGCGTTTGTAAGGATCCTGAAAGACCATGCGAAGGTCAATGTTAGGATTATCCTTGATGACTTGTCTCATCTTGCGCCTACTGGGTGGGTCCCAATAACCTTTCACTTCAAGTACCACTCCGTTGCTTGGTAATACAAAGTCAGGAGTGTATTGATGTTCAATAGTATAAGGATAGGACGTTTCCTCGTATTCATAGTCAACGCCCAGTTGTACCAATAGATCAGCTACTTTCTCTTCAAGTCCTGATCGAAAGCCCATTAGAAGTCATCTTCTACTGAAGCTGGCGTAGTGTCAATAACTTTGACGTTAGGATCTTGTGTTTTGAATCCTGCTGTATTACCAAATAACTCAGCAGCTCCTACTTCATCTAGATCTCCTACGTCTACACCTACCTCTGACTGAACACTTACAATCTGTACTCCAGATAACTTAAGTGATGTGCCATAGGTCATACCATCTTTTAGTATGTATGGTTTCTGAGTAAATCCAAGCTTAACTTTACTGCCTGAATATACTGGTGTAGTCTCGTCCTTGATTGGTGTACCTTCTGTATCTACTACAGGTGGACGTTTCTCTTCACTCCAAGAGAACTTGATAAGATACTTACCATCACTAACTTCTTCCCATGGTGTAGGTTTTAGTAGTGATCTCTTGGGGTTTTTTAATTTAGACTCTGCCCATTTTAGACATTCGTCTCTTTCAGTCTCTAGTTTGGAGATCATTTCTTCTCCAACTATGGCTTTCAATGAATAGCCAAACTTACTTGGCTTTAACACGGACTGATAACCTTCAAGGGTTACAGGCTCGGGTGTTACGTGTATGTTTCTCATTAACAGAAAAAATATTGTGAATCAATTACAGCTTCCGGTTTAAGGTCGCCAATAATCGGTGGTTGTTCTTCAGCTCCTATTGCTAGGGCGAAGTCGGTTAAGGGTTCATGCTCTGCAAACAGAGTCATGTAAGTTTTGCGTACCAATGTGGAAAGGGTACACATATCAGTAGCTCTACATAGGACGCAATCATGTATCAATGCAATGGGAAAATCCACATCTGTCATTGCAATGTGTAGAAGACTAGCATCTAATGAATGTATTAGATTTG